AACGGTACAGATAGGAGTCTGACATGGACGCAAAAACCGCAGTGCGCAAGCACGAAGCAAACCTGCACCCCGGTGCAAAGCCCACCAAGCTGCGTGCTGGTGGCAAGACCAACAGCGACATGCTGAAGATGGGACGCAACTTGGCCAAAGTGGCCAACCAGAAGTCTCCCGGCCGCAAGGGGGGCTGATATGGCAACGTACAACCAACCCAAAGCGGCCAAGCCCGCTGTGCTGCCCAAGACCGGGGCCGTGAAAGCGATGCAAGACACCAACGTGTCCGTGGCCAGTAACCACAGTAACGAGTACCCCGGTGTCAAAACCAGCGGTATCAAAATTCGTGGCACTGGTGCAGCCACCAAAGGCACGATGGCCCGTGGGCCCATGGCGTGAGGACTGAATGAACTACACCCAGTTGAAGGCGGCAATCATCGCCTACACAGACAACCAAGACACCGCTTTTGAGGCGGAGGTTCCGTTGTTTGTGAAGCAGGCTGAGCAGCGCATCTTCAACATGGTGCAGTTCCCCTCGCTGCGCAAAAACGTGACCGGCTCAACCACCAGCGCCAACAAGTATCTGGCGTGCCCGGCTGACTTCCTGTCGGTGTACTCGATCGCGGTTGTGGACAACGCCACGGGCGCGTACGAGTACCTGCTCAACAAAGATGTCAACTTCATCCGACAGGCGTACCCCGTTCCATCTAGCGTGGGGTTCCCAAAGTACTACGCGCTGTTTGGTCCGCAGTCCAGTGACATCAACGAGCTGACGTTTATCTTGGGCCCCACACCAAACGCCACGTATGTGGTGGAGCTTCACTACTTCTTCTACCCCCCGTCAATTGTTGACGCGGGCACTTCGTGGCTGGGTGACAACCTTGACAGCGTGCTGCTGTACGGCGCGTTGGTTGAGGCATACACGTACATGAAGGGTGAGGCCGACATGATGGCGTTGTACGACGGCAAGTTCAAGGAAGCGCTTGGTTTGGCCAAGCGTCTGGGGGATGGGCTGGAGCGTTCGGACGCTTACAGAAGCGGCCAATTCCGCGTAGCGCCCCTACCTCAAAACAACGGGGTGACCTGATATGGCAATTCTTCAAACCGCAACCACGTCGTTCAAGGTCGAGCTGCCGCAAGGCATCCACAACTTTGGCCCCACATCGCCCGATACGTTCAAGATCGCGCTGTACACAGCGGCTGCCGACCTTGGCTACGCCACTGCGGCGTACACCACGACGGGCGAGGTCGTTGGCGCAGGCTACACGGCTGGCGGCAACACGTTGGTCATCACGGTAACTCCGGTGGCAGCCAACAACGGCAGTGGCACCCCAACGGCCTTTTTCAGCTTCGCCAACTCTTCTTGGACCAGCGCCACCTTTACGGCGCGCGCAGCCTTGATCTACAACAGCACCGAGGGCAATAAGTCCGTGGCTGTTCTGGACTTTGGCGCGGACAAGACCGTGAGCAACGACACCTTCCAAATCATTTTTCCAACTGCCGATGCCAACAGCGCCATTGTGCGCATCTCGTAAGGACATATCATGAGTACAGAACAAAGCAAAGCCCAAGACGTCCTGACCGCGTCGTCAATTTTGCGTCCTACCGGGGCCGACAGTGCTCGTGCCGGGGGCGTCTACTCCGTGGAGTGCCGCGACGCTTCGGGCAACCTGAAGTGGGCTGACACCTTCCACAACCTTGTGGTCAACGAAGGCCTACAGGACATGAACAGCAAGTACTTTGCTGGCTCTGGCTACACGGCCGCTTGGTTCTTGGGGCTCGTAACAGGCCCCGGCTCCGGCACAACCTTCGCCGCTGCTGATACGCTGGCCTCGCACGCAGGCTGGACAGAAAACACCAACTACACAGGCAACCGCAAGGCTGTCACGTTTGGCACGGCCACGACTGCTGACCCATCGGTGATCAGCAACTCTGCAGCACCTTCGGTGTTTACCATGAACGCCAGCGCGCAAACTATTGCAGGCGCGTTCCTATGCAGCGTCAACTCGGGCACTTCTGGCATTTTGTTTTCTGCTGGCGACTTTACCGGCGGCGACAAGATCGTGGACAGCGGTGACACTCTGAGCGTAACGTACCAGTTCTCGCTTGACGCAGCCTGATAAGGTAGCGTGGTGTTTGGTGATGTCACGTTTGCCCAAGCACCTTTTGCTTCTTTAGGGGGCAGGGCGGTGTTCGCTTCTTTGGCAGACACCGCAGCAGCCACAGATTTGGTAAGCACGGTCAGCACTCGCGGCGGTCTTGCATTTGAGGCAGCGGCTGCCGCAGAAACGCAGGCAGTCATTGCCGCGCTGTTGGCAACACAAAGCGAAACCGCTACGAGTTCTGAGACAGTGGCAGCCCGGACTGACACGGTTGCAACCGTTTCGGAGTTGGCAGCAGCGCTTGATGCTCCAGCAGCCTTGTCGGCGGTGTTTGCTGCAGTTGCTGAAGGTGCCTCCACCAGCGATGTGGTCTCTGCTTTGGCGGCGGCAATTGCGTCTATCAGCGAATCGGCAGTTGTTTTTTCTGAAGAGTTTTCCGCGAACAACTTTTTCGCCGCGCTAGTTGCCGAAGGGGCAACGGCTACTGACGCCTCTACTGCGGCCGGTAGCTTTTTGGCGGCGTTGGCAGAGCAGGCCAACGCGGCAGCGGTGTTCTCAAGCCAAGCGGCGGCAGTTGCAGCAATTACAGAAGCTGCGCAGGTCAACAGCACGTTCACAGCCACCTCCGCCACTTTTGCTTCAGTTGCAGAGCTGGTGACAGCGCTCGACCAGTCAAACGCATCTCGGGCCCTTATAGCGGCTGTTGCGGAGGCTGCTGCGGCGCTTGATTCAGCGGCTGCGCAAGTGCAGGCCATCGGGGTTATTTCAGAAGCCGCGTCTGCGGCAGACCTACTTTCCGTGCTGCGTGTCGCCAACGTCTCGGTGACAGGTGTGCAGCTGTTCATCTCGATTGGCGGGGCTTTGGTTTGGGCGGTCATTGATGACACGCAGAACCCCGATTGGCAAAATATTGTAAACACCCAAGGTAGTGGATGGACTGAGGTCAACGACGCTCAGTCTCCCGGCTGGACTCAACTACCGTCGTAAGGACTCAAAATGGCACTGGTACTCAAAGATCGCGTCAAGGAAACGACCACAACAACGGGCACTGGCACGGTGACGTTGGCTGGCGCAGCCGCAGGGTTCCAGTCGTTTGCTGCTGTTGGTGATGGCAACCAGACCTTCTACGCCATCGCGGACGCAACATCTGGCGATTGGGAGGTAGGTGTTGGAACCTATACAGCCTCGGGCACAACCCTGTCCCGGACCACGGTGGTGTCGTCCAGCAATGCTGGCTCGCTGGTGAACTTTGGCGCTGGCTCCAAGGACGTGTTTGTCACATACCCATCGTCGCGTGCGGTGTATCTGGACGCAGCGGGCTCTGCCGTCACAACGCTGGACATCGGGACTCTGGGCACCAGCACGGCCAACATCACTACGGCCAACATCACGGCGGGCACTGTCGCCACGGCCCCGGTCAACAACACGGACATTGTCAACAAAGAATACGCTGACGCCATTGCATCGGGCATTCACTTCCATGAAGCGGTGGCCTTGGCCACCACGGCCGCTCTGCCAGCAAACACGTACAACAACGGCACAGCCGGAGTTGGGGCAACGCTCACAGGCAATACCAACGGCGCTCTGTCGGTAGACTCGACCCTGACTATTGTTGCAGAACGGATACTGGTCAAGAACGAAGTGGCCGGAGCCAATAACGGCGTCTACGTTGTCACGCAGGTCGGTTCTGCTGGAACGCCATACATCCTGACCCGCTCAACAGACATGGATTCTGTTGGAACCGGGGTTGACCAGATTGACGAGGGTGACTTCTTCTTGGTGACCAGCGGCACGGCCAACGTCAACACTGCTTGGGTACAGCAGACACCACCTCCGATCACCATCGGCACAACCGCGATTGTGTTCCAGCAGTTCTCTGCGCCGATCACCTATACGGCAGGCACGGGCCTGAGCGAGTCACCTTCCTACACGTTCAACATCGACAACATCGGCACTGCGGGCACGTACGGCTCCGCGTCCTCTGTCCCGGTGATCACCACCAACGCACAGGGCCAAGTCACAGGTGTCACGCCCACGGCTATCGCCATCTCGGGCGCAGCGGTCTCGGGCAACATCTCTGGCCAAGCTGGCTCGGTGGCCAACGCACTGACGGCTGGGAGCTTCCTGACCTCTGGCGGCACGTTTGATGGCTCTGCAGCTCGCACCTTTGCCGTGGATGCCACGGACGCCAATACAGCATCCAAGGTTGTAGCGCGTGACGCCTCGGGCAACTTCAGCGCAGGGACCATCACGGCCACTTTGTCTGGCGCAGCAACGAGCGCGACCACAGCGACCAACCTTGCAGGTGGCGCGGCCAACCGGATCGCGTACCAGACCAGCGCGGGCATCTCGGCTTTCATCACCGCCCCAACAGCCTCCAACCAAGTCTTGAATTGGAACGGCTCTGCGTTCACATGGAGTGCTGGCACGATCTCGGGCGTGGCCTTGGGCAGCAACTTGAACACCCTGACGTTCGGCACCTACCTGACCGGCACGAGTTACAACGGCTCCGGCGCAGTCACGCTGGCCACAAACGCAACAAACACAAACACCGCTTCGACCATCGTTGCTCGGGATGCCTCCGGCAACTTTAGTGCAAACGTGATTACTGCGGCTTTGAGTGGCAACGCCACCACAGCCACCACAGCGGCCAACGTCAACAACGGCACGCTCACAATGAACGTGTCGGGCACGGGCCTGTCAGGTTCGCAGACTTTCACGGCCAACCAGTCCGCTGCCGCTACGTTCACCGTTACCAGCAACGCAACAAACACAAACACCGCCAATGCGATTGTTGCTCGGGATGGCTCGGGTAACTTCAGTGCTGGCACGATCACTGCTGCCTTGAATGGCAACGCATCGACAGCCACCACAGCGGCCAACGTCAACAACGGCACGCTTACAATGAACGTGTCGGGCACTGGCCTGTCGGGTTCACAGACTTTCGCTGCCAACCAAGCAGGGAATGCGACGTTCACCGTCACATCCAACGCGACAAGCGCCAACACCACCAACGCAATCGTGGCGCGTGACAGCAACGGCGACTTTCAGACAGGGAGCATAAACACCACGCGAGCCTTGACAGATGTCTCTGGCGGTAATGCTTCATTGCGAGTGGTCAGTCCCGGGGGAGCGGCTTTTTACACCAGCGGCGGTAACGGCGCAATTCAAATCCAGTTGCCTGCAGCGGCCACCAATTCAATGTTTCGGATGACCATCACCGTCTGGACATATGACGGACAGTCGTTTGACATTCGTTGCGGGGCGTACATCTACGGTGGCGGTATTGCAAACCAGTTTGCATACATGCTGACAGGCAGCCGCGCAGCGTTAAATACGCGGTGGGGTTGGGATGGTACTCGACACTCTTTCTTTATCGGAAACATCGGTGACTATTGGAATTTCCCGGTTGTCTCTGTCACAGACGTGCAGGCGGGCTACTCAAACTATGCGGCCAGCAATTGGCAATCAGGCTGGGTTGCGCAGCTAAACAACAGCAGTTACGGAACGGTGCTTGCTGGCCCCACCCTCACATCGCTGCTTGCAAGCACTGCGACCACCGCAACAAACTTGGCTGGCGGCAGCGCGGGCACAATCCCGTACCAATCGGCTGCGGGCACAACCGTACAGTTGGCAGCAGGTTCTTCTGGCCAGTTTTTGCGCTCCAACGGCGCTGCAGCGCCATCGTGGGTAGCAGCGCCTACTACGACACCTGCGGGCAGCAGCCAACAAATTCAGTTTAACAACGGCGGCACGTTTGGCGCTTCGTCCAACTTGCTTTGGGACGGGACAAAAATCATTGTTGGAAGTACGTGGCTTTGGCAACCAGTTAACTTCACCAACGTGGCCGTGGGAAACGCCACACTAAACTCTTTTTCTTTGTCCGGCAGTAATAACACTGCTGTCGGCTCCGGCGTTTTGAGCGCGGTCACCAGCGGTGCGGGAAACACAGCTGTGGGTCGGAGCGCAGGGCAGCTTATTTCCTCGGGCAGTTTTAACACGGCCGTGGGGTCTGACTCCTTGATTGCTTGTACTACAGGGTCCCGAAACATAGCCATGGGGAACAACACCTTGCGGACTTGCGTGGGGTCAGGTTCAAACGTAGCCATTGGGCACGACGCCCTGTACAACCTTTCCCCCTCCGGGACACCGTCTAACGGCGAAAACGTGGCGGTTGGCTTCCAAGCAGGGTACAGCGGGACTAGCGCCGCAGGCGGCGTTCTTTTAGGCATGTACGCTGGGTACAGCATAACGACAGGCAACCGTAACATCTGTCTGGGCCAGTATGCGGGCTTTTCCATGTCTACAGGTTCTGGCAACGTAGCTATCGGCGGTCTGAATGCTGCCGGGGGCAACAACCCAGTATTTAACATTACGACGCAAAGCAACTACATCAGCATGGGTACGGGGGCGATTACAAACGCCTACGTGCAGGTTGCGTGGACTGTAGTGTCAGATGCCCGAGACAAAACGGACTTTGCCCCGGTTCCGCACGGCTTGGATTTTGTAACAAAACTCAAGCCCACTGCATACCGCTTCAAAGAGTCGCGTGATGCAACCGAAGGCCACGGCCCGCTGCGGTACGGTTTCAAAGCGCAGGACATCCTTGAGCTTGAAGGGGACAACCCGGTGGTCATTGACGCGGGGACTCCAGAGAAGTTGTACTTCAACGACCAGAACTTGCTGGCCATTTTGGCTAAAGCCATTCAAGAGCAGCAAGTTATCATCGACCAGCTCAAGGCGGACGTCGCCGCATTAAAAGGAAACTGACATGTCCAGCACATTCTCCAACCTCAAGTTCGAGCTGATCGGCAACGGTGAGCAGTCAGGCGTCTGGGGCACCACGACCAACGCCAACATTGGAACCGCCATCGAGCAGGCCATCGTGGGCATGGCCACTCTGGAAGCCGCAGACTTCACGGCCAACGTGGCAACCCTGACGCTGTCCAACACCAACGCTGCGCAGGATGCCCGGGCTCTGTGCTTGAACATCGACGCTGGCGCGGTGTCGGCTGCAGGCACGGTGAATGTTCCCGCCATTCAGAAGCCATACCTGATCATCAACGGATCGAGCTACACGGTGACGGTCAAGGTGTCTGGCCAAACTGGGGTGGCAGTCCCTGCTGGCACGCGCACAGTGGTGTACAACAACGGCACGGACGTTGGGGCTCAGGTCACGTTCCTGACCTCGCTGGCGCTGAGCACAGCACTGCCCATCACATCTGGGGGCACGGGTTCTACCACAGCAGCAAACGCACGCACAGCGCTGTCGGCGCAAGAGACGTTGGTGTCCGGCACAAACATCAAAACCATCAACAGCACCAGCCTGCTGGGGTCTGGCAACATTTCGACAACGCCCGCAGTGGCCACACCTTCAGCGGTGGGCACCGTGTACGGCAAGCAAGACACTTCGGGTGGGTACCAAGCGTTTGGCTATCTGGCGCTGAACGGTGTTACTTCGGGCACGTTCAACACTGCTGTTGGCCAGCAATCAATGCAAAACCTAACCACGGCCAGCGGTAACACCGCTATTGGGCATCAAGCAGCGTTTAACGGTAACGGTAGCTCGAACACCGCCGTTGGTTACCAAGTGCTGTGGTCCAGCACCTCTGCTCCGCAGAACACCGCTGGCGGCTACGCGTCGATGTTCACAGCCACCACTGCCGGATACAACACAGCATGGGGTTTCCAATCGTTGTACTCCATCACGGAAGGCAACAGCAACGTCGCCATTGGGTACGACGCAATGTACACGGGCACCACAGCATCCAACAACACGGCAATCGGCCGTGCGTCAATGCGTGCGGTCACAACGGGTGCGGGCAACATTGCCGTTGGGGGTTTAACCAGTGGGTCGGCTATCTCGCCGGTCTTTGCCATCACCAACCAGAACGATCGCATCAGCATGGGCACCACTGCGGTGACCAACGCCTATGTGCAAGTTGCGTGGACTGTTGTCTCTGACGCACGGGACAAAACAGACTTTGCTCCGGTCCCGCACGGCTTGGCTTTCGTGCTTGGTCTCAAGCCCACAGCCTACCGCTACAAGATCGACCGTGAAGCAACCGAAGGCCACGGCCCGCTGCGTTACGGTTTCAAGGCACAGGAAGTATTGGCGCTGGAAGGCGACACCCCTGTTATTGTCGATGCCGAAGACGACGAGAAGTTGCGCTTCAACGACCAGTCACTCATCCCCGTGCTGGTTCAAGCCATCCAAGAACTTAAAGCCGAGTTCGACGCGTACAAGCTTTCCCACCCATAAGGAGTAGCCATGAGAATACTTGCCATCCTCTGCGCCCTGTCTTTGACAGGCTGCGCCACCGCCGAGTACCAAGCATACGCTGACGCGCACAAGGCCCAAGCAGCGGCCCAGACAGCCCGGTATCAGGCTCTTGCTGACATCGCTCGGCAAGGTGACACCACGGCCAAAGTTGCTGCTGTCATGTCTTTGCAGATGGGCAGCGCCCAACAGAACACGCAGATCAATGCACCCAAGAGCTGGGCTGACTACGCCCTGCAGTGGACGGGCCTGTTGCTGCCAACCTTTGGGCAAATCTACAGCGTCAACAAGCAGACCCGCTTGGGTATGCGCCAGTCCGATAACGCCACGGCTCTGGGCATCAGCACCAACGCAGCGTTTGTTGGCATCGCCTCGCAGATTCAAGCGCCAGCGGCCAACGTGACAACCATCGGCGGCAATGGTGTAATTGGCGCAGGTTCGTACAGCATAGGAGCAAACAGTGGGTCAAACTCTGGCAACAGTGGTCGCCTTGCTGGTGGCGGCATTACTGACAATACGGCTACTCCAACTGTGGTGACCAGCACCAACACCACAACGACCAACACAACCACACCCGCCACGGTGCCATGAAAGACTGGGCCGTAGCATTCTGTGCAGCGGCCCTTCTTGTTGGGCTGGCGGTGTGGTGCTCCCGCGTTTTAATCTGGAGTTTTTATGGATGAACAAAATTTAAAGCACGAGTTGGCCGTGATCAAAGCTCAGGCGCAGGTTGAGTTGAACAGGCTGCACGCCGAGAACTCAGCCAAGGAAGTCGCGGGCAAGGCTATCGGTGAGGGGGGGCTGTTCTACATCACCCTGATCATCACCATCGGGGTGGGCGCTTCCATTGTGCTGGACAACGACAAGATTGCTGCGGTGATGGGCTTGTTGGGCGCTGCTCTCACGGCTTTGATCTCCATGCTCAACGGCATAGCGGGCACAGCACCCAAGCAGGAAAAGCCCGAGTTTGAGGTCATCAAGAACCTGATCGACAAGCTGGATCGTCTGGACCGCAAAGAGCCTCCGATGCGGGTTACTGTGGAAGGCGACAAGGTAACGGTTGCCAAGGGCGACGACTCAATCACCACATCCAAAGGAGCTTGATATGTTTCCATTGACAGCACTGCTTGAGGTGGGCGGCAAGCTCATCGACAAACTTATTCCCGATCCCGAGGCCAAGGCTAAGGCGCAGCTTGATCTGGCCAAGATGGCGCAAGACGGTGAGCTGGCCAAGATGGCCAACGACACCAAGCTGTTCGAGATTGAGCAGACATCCATCACCGAGCGCTGGCGTTCCGACATGGGTAGCGACTCGTGGCTGTCCAAGAACATCCGGCCCATGGCGCTGATTGCCATCTTCGTGGCCTATTTCGTGTTCACCATGATGTCTGCCTACGGGTACAACGCACAGGAGTCCTACGTGCAACTGTTGGGCCAGTGGGGGCAGATCATTTTCTTGGCCTACTTCGGTGGCCGGACAGTTGAGAAACTTGCAGACATGCGGGGTAAAAAATGAAAGACAACTTTGACGCAGCACTCAAAGCCATCCTCCACCACGAAGGCGGGTTTGTGAACCACCCCGCAGACCCGGGCGGCATGACCAACCTTGGCGTGACCAAGAAGGTCTGGGAGGAGTGGGTCGGCCACGAGGTTGACGAAAAGGCCATGCGCGCCCTGACACCCGAGTTGGTCGGCCCGATGTACAAGGCCAAGTACTGGGACAAGATCAAGGGCGACGACCTGCCTGCGGGTGTGGACTACGCCGTCTTTGATGCTGCCGTGAACAGTGGCCCGGGCCGCGCGGCCAAGTGGCTGCAGTCGTGTGTCGGCGTCGAGCCTGATGGCGGTATTGGCCCCAAGACGCTGGCCGCTGTGGACGGGTTTGATGCGGCGGTGCTGGTCGAAGACTACGCCAAGCGCCGCCTGTCGTTCTTGATGGACTTGCAACACTGGGGTACATTTGGCAAAGGCTGGAGCCGCCGTGTGGCGGAAGTCCAAGACACAGCCTCATCCATGACCGCATGAGGTAAACAATGCCGCTTCAGAAGATACTGTTCAAGCCGGGGGTCAACCGGGAAAACACCCGTTACACCACCGAAGGCGGGTGGTACGAGTGCGACAAAATCCGGTTCCGTCAGGGTAATCCCGAGAAAATTGGCGGCTGGACGCGTTTCAGCGCGTTCACGTATCTGGGCGTTTGCCGGTCGTTGTGGAACTGGATCACCCTTGGCGGGGCCAACCTGTTGGGCGTGGGCACCAACTTGAAGTTCTACATCAATTTGGGTGGGCAGTACTACGACATCACGCCGCTGCGAGGCTCGCCCACCATCAACAACAACCCGTTTGTGGCCACACTGGGCTCCAGCGTCATCACCGTCACGGATACCGCGCACGGCTGCCTCACCG